TCCGTCATCTTTGGCTATTTTTGCATCGAGGTTTGCTTTTTTAAGCATGAGGTCTATTTGTTTAAGTTTGCGAGTGGTTTTACTGTCTTTCGCTTCTAGTGCAATTTTCAGCATGTTAGCAGCGTTGGCAAACACTGGGCCTGCTGCCATGTCAGTCATGTTCATGCCCAAGCTCATAAGTTGTTCATAACTTTCAACTGCTTGAGAAGCAATATCGTCCATCTCAGAGTCGTGTGCTTCCATACCACGCACCTCTGCAAGTGCACCATTAATTTTCTCACTTAAACTTAATGCATCTTCTAATGTAGTAATCTGCTGTTTACTTGTTTCCACAGGAGGAGGTGTAGTATCTTGCAAATCTTCAAGTGGCGTTAAATTAAATTCCTCTTCTAATCTTTTAGTCATATTAGTATTTATTACTTGCGTTTTTTAGCAATACGTTTCTTTGCTGTACGTTTTTTATTTGTATTAAAAATTTGATCTTCGTTAATAACTTTAAAACGTATGCCTCTTCTTTTGCACCATTCCTGTGCTGCTGTCCATTTAGCAGCATTTACTGCTACTGCTATTTGATTTTTTGCGCCTCGAGCATTCTCCATTGTGGTTTGAGTGCTAGGTTTAATTTCAATTAATTCAACATGCTCGGCACCGTTTTTATCTAAATATTGTATCATAAAATCTGGAATATAATTTGCATAACGTCCTGTTACAGGATTACGATAAGGTATTTTTATATTTTCGCTTGCCCATTTTAATATGTGAGGGTGTGCATCGCACATACGCATGAACGCAAGTTCCCAACTACTGCGATAAAATGGTGCTTTGCCACCTACATATTTTTGACGATTTTCGACGAGGTATTCGCCTTGTGCGAATTTCTTCATGGTTTTATTAAATTGCTAACTCTGCTTTTTGCATTTACTTTTTTTACAGCCAACCCAACACGATTACCGGGAGGTCTTAAAAAATTTAGTGCATTATATGTGTCGACTGTTAATTTAAGTGCAGTATCTGGATCGTCGAAATAACGCATAGGACTTATACCTTGATCGTTTGCAATTTTAACTAATACACTAGATAATGATTTTGCATTAGGTTCACTAAAACCTAAATTAATAAGTTTACCTTTAACTACATCGAATAAAGTTGCATCTATACTTTCTGGGTTAACAAAATTAAATAACTCTTGGCTTGTTGCTTCAGGAAGCACAAACTTTACAGTAGCCTCCTTTAAAAATTGTTCAAGTGTTTCTTGCGTTACTCTGTAATTAATTTCGTTACCAAATGTATCATATAAACTTGCACTCATTAGCCGCCTCCAGAACCTTGATTAGGTGATTGTGCATTTATTGATGTGTTAATTGCTTCGCCGACCGCAGTTGACACTGATCCAGCAACTGTGCCTAATACTGCATCTCCTACATTTTGATTGTTAATAGTAGCTCGTAAAGCATTATCAGCGGTATCTAAAATTAAATCTTCTAAAAAACTGCGATCTTCGCCTTGCCCCGAACCTTCGCCTATTACTGCTGGTTGGGATCCGTATACACCTACAACACTTCTTTCTGTATTGCTTACACCTGGCGCAGGCTCTTCGAGTATAGGCTGACCACTTCTCTCACGTTTTGCATCTGTAGTTCCTAATACATTAAGTACGAGTCCCCCAGAGGATAGTCCCTCTCCACTTTCGTTAAAAACATTCATCGCTATAGGTAAATCCGCTTGTTCAAAAGCTGGACCAGTTATATTAGACACATTTTCAAATCTATCTAAATCTTCATCTGTTAATCCAAAATTTACTTTATTATACACAGTGAAGCTCTCATATGTTAAACCTAATTCAAAACTTCTGAAATCACTAGTTCCGTAATCAATATCACTAGCCTTGAAAGAAGTTAAAACAGGATTTATTAAACTATACTGAACTCCTTTGTTCCCGTGATATAACACATAATCTATTCTTTCAAAAAAATGAGGTGTTCGGTTAGTATTATATCCTGCCCTATTACTATCAAATAATCCTTCAGCTCCAAAAAAACTGTTTATTTCTTCAATACCTGTAAATCGATTTATATGACCTGCTACATCTCTGTCGTCTACAGAATGTTTATTTCTGGGATTCATATAATGATATGCAAAATATTTCATTAATAGTATCAGCCACTCATTTCCTACGGTATCATAAACTGTCATATTAACTGGATCGTATTCAACTCCAGTATTAACTATCTTTTTACGATTGTATTCATTTAGTGTTTCGGTTTTGAATTGAACACCGGGCATTTGAGCAGTTCTAACTAAACTACTAATAGTGGTTCTAAATTCATTTTCTCCGGTTGGATTTCCATAAAGGGATGCAAACAAATCTCTATTGAGAATAAAATTTACATACCCTTGGAAATTTAGACGTACAGGATCGACGCCTGGTTGAAAACGATTAGCATTTTTGAAGTCTCGCATGTAAAATTTTCGATTACCGCCCTGACCAAATATATCAAGGATTCTATCTCCAATGCTAGGCATACGAGACTCCTATGCTATTATGCCTGACCCGAAACTTCGTTGAGAGCTACGCTATCAGGAAATGGGTTACCGCCATCTACTCTACCGTTAACATCATTGTCACCTTGGTAGTGAGTAGCATTATCGTAACGTACATTCATTGTAATCATAACTGGATCATTTGCTGAATAATCTGAATCCGCATAATCAACATTCTGCAAGAAACAGCCTTCCAAAAACCAAACTTCACTAGCACCTGCATTAACACCATCTAATACTTCAATTTGCATATCGAATTTGTAGTCGTTGCCAGCAGCAGGAGTTGATTGCTGAAAATGGTTTAACTGACGCTGAATCTGTGAACCAACAAGTTTTGTTACGCTGTTAGAAATATCATCTCTAACAACAACATTGATTGGTTCCCAAGTATGCTTGCCCTGAACTGTAATCTTTGAATTATAGCTATCTAAAGTTACTTCTTCAAAATTAATTTTTGGACGTACAACACTTTGAACATTCTGTGTAAGAGTTCTAGCTTCTGCTTGACCAGCAAAATTGCCTAAAAATGTTACTCGAAAACGATACTTTAATTTTGGCATTAAGATACCAGAGCCGGCTGCTCCAGTAACTGGTACACCAAATTTGCTTCGTGTTTCTACAGTACTAATATTTGCCATTTTAATCTCCTAAAAACAATAATACATTGTTATAGTGATATTTATCACTAATGGTGTAAAATCATTAACTACCCTTTTAATATTCATAAAAAAAGGGGCCGAAGCCCCTTTTTTAAATAGGTTAAATTAACCTGTAGAACCCAAAGTGTTCTGTACACGTACTGGAATGTAGATAAATTCAATTGCCTTAACTGGCTGAATTGCTACATCAATGTAAAGTTCATTACGATCTATACGTGCTGGAGTATTGTTTGTAGTATCACAAACTGTTAAGAAGTCATATAAACCTCTTTGTGATACTAAGTTTCCTAAGAAACGATCAACAATCACTTTAGCGTTCTGACGTGTAATTTCGTCGTTTGGTTCAAACAAGAATGGCTTAACAATATCGTCAAGTCTTTCTCTGATGTAAACAACCAAACGTGCTACGTTAACACGATCCAATGCACTGGCATTTCCATACAATGTCTTTTGACCAAATACTGCAAGACCTCTGCCTGGGAATTGTCCAATTGGGTTGACTTTGTTTACGTATAATGTATCACGCTGTCCTTCGCTCAACGACACTGGTACAAACTTATTGCTGTCATCAGCATCTATATAACCAACGCTTGATGCATTTGTTACCGCACCACGTTGGAAGCCAGCTGGTGCAAACCATGGGAATGCTACCTGATCATTGAATGCTAATGTACGCAAAACAATATGTGAACTTGGAACAACAACTTGTGAACCGTCTAAGTTTGTAGTTGTACCCTGTGGATAGTAAACAGCCATATAAGCTGAACCTTCGCCGCCAGGTAAAACTAATCCTTCGTCGCCTGTTTGAATAGCATTTCCAGTATTAGTTGCCCAGTTTTGTAAACTAGTACCGTCTGCTTTCAATCGTAGCGGAGAATCAGCAACAATAAATGCAGTTAGTTTACGATCATTGTTTAACGAATTCATTTCGTCAAGTAATTCTGGGTAACCAGGACATGCCATTAAATTAAATCTATTAGATTCATTACGTAACTCTTCGCTCGACTGAATTGCTGAACTTAATGCTGCAACAACAACATTTCTTTGAGCTTTACGTAATAATGCTGGGCCACCATTAGCTGCGCTACCGCCTTTATCTACCCAACGGTCTCCAATTACAACGCAA